ATAGTCATAAAAATATCAAACATTGTTTATAGCCCTCAATTCGTTATCAATGGCTTTTGCTACTTGGTGCAATGATTGATGTTGCATACCAATATTTGTTATTTGCATATCAGTCAAACTTACCCATCCTTCACGCTGAACAGTGGGGGCGTCTTTAATGGCATCTTCAATATTTTCTAAAAACCATTCTGTGTAATCACCATTACTGTTTTCTTTGAAATATTTAATCAAAGCATCTGCGTCAATTAATCTCATGGGTTAGTCCTTATCATTAATAATGCCAGCCTATTAATAGTCCTATATAGGTCAATAATTATTTCTGGTGATGTAGCCATTGCTGGCATACGTTCAAGTGATGCAACAACATTGTCAATATTTCCGGTTAGGTCGTATATTTCTTGTCTAATACTTACCGCTTCACATTGCTCACACTTATCAGTCCATTTAATCCCGTGACTGCATCCGTTTGGGTCAAATCTCATAATCAACCTTTCTCTGCTGCGTTAAGTTCTTTACGTTTTTCAGCTTTATCGCGCTTAATCTGCATTTGTTTAAGCCTCCGCTCGCACGCTTGATGCTCTCTAAACTGTTTTCCGTGGCGCTCGTCTTGCGTTGTATTTGTTAACTGGTCTATTTGGTACTGAATTTCGTTATAGTCTTGCATGATTAACCTTTCTCTGCGTTAAGTTGTTTTAGCTCGGCAGTCACTACCTTTAACAAATCATCTACATTCCTATGCGCTAGAATAAGCCTTAGTAATCTTTCTTCAGATATGCCTACCCACTCTTTGCTTATTGGTGATGTGTAAAGTAAAGAGTAATCTGCTGGTGTTCCGTGATACCAATTAACTGCGACCCCCTGAACCTCACCCACAGGCTCACACTTCCCTATATCTGATAGTGCGGATTTGCATAGACTTTCAGCTTTAGCATATAACTCTGATTCTGCTTGAGTACCTGTATAGTCGTATAAATCAATGGCTTCTAATGCTGCTTTTAATGCTTCCTGTACTTTCATTCCTCTTTCCTATCTTTAAAAACCATCTGGGTTATTATGTTGTGGGGCTTGGCTTTACATCATGCCGTAGCAATGGTTAAGCAACTCTAATAATGTGCAGTGATTCAAGGTAATCGCACCAACTATCTATATCAATGCTAGTGTAAATAAACGATGTTTTTGTTATGCGTATTTTCATGCTGTCATTACCTTTCGTATCAGTGCTAGTTTCTTCCACTAACCTAATTAACAAGATTGTTTTTCCTTTTCTCTACACCCATTACACCCAGCATCCACAATATTTTCCTGCTTAATGTACTGACACTCTCGCGTAAACACATTTTTCCAGCTTACCTTGCCCTTACTGTGATAGATTAATTCGCTCTGTAAGCGGTTAGGGGATAGGGTGGAGTGGCAGCCGTTCATGTTTAATCCTTATGCATTTCTTCTAATTTTTCTTTGGCTATATCTGTTTTTGTTTTATATAACGCACATGATTTTGCTTCATATCCACTTATAAAATTTCCACTACTACCTCTTATTTGTATGTAAGCAGGAACTGGATAATCACAAACATAGCCAGAATATTTACCTTTTTCGTGATAAATACATTCAAAACAAGATTTATCCATCTTCTAACTCCCTCTCAAAAACTATCTTGTTAATCAGCTTTACTTGGCTCATGCTGCGTTAATACGGATTCACTGCTTGGCAGTATTGATATAAGCTCTACATCACCGACAAAATCACCGATCAGGTTTGAATGTAGAGATAGCGCATTTGGAAAATCACTAGGGCTTGCGGCTAATACTTCACAGATAAACCAGTCGTATGATTCTTTATCATCACCATGCATAACCTGTTCGTTATATTCCAACTCAATAATCATTCTTAATTTCATCATTAATCCTTTTTTAAATACCTACTCCATAATCATCACAAGATTCAGCTTGCACCCAGATGATTACAGGCTAGATACTTTTGTGGGCGTTTCAGCTTTCACTAGTAATCTAACTAACCGCGCGGTGTTCTTTGATTCTTATAGTGAATCACTCGGTATCATCAGCACGAGAGGAGATGTGCCTGATACTGCGGAAGTTATGCCACTATCCGCTAGGCTGACACGTCATCAAATAGCGTAAACACGTTTACCGCGATAAATGTTAATGAACGGAATATCACTAGCCATATCATCAAAACCAGTACCATCATTTTGTTCATTAGGTCGAGCGGTCTTAGGCTGCGTTGCTACGGAATCACCGTCTTTTTTACCAAGCAATGTCACATCACTAACACGCACCTCTAAACTGTGTTTTTCAACTCCTGCTTTGTCAGTGTATGGTCTGTTAGTCAACTCGCCTGTAATGCCGATTCTTGTGCCTTTTAGCAGCATTGGCGCAAGTGTGTCAGCACGTTTCCCCCATAGGTTACAGTTCAGCCAGGTAGTGATTTGCTTATCACCGTAGCCGCTAGTAAGTGCAAAGCTGAATTGCGCTACTGTGTCACCGTTCGGGGTATGTCTGATTTCAGCATCGCGGCCCACATTACCAATTGCATTAAGTACGTTCATTTGTAACCTTTCTAATGATTATGATCTTGAGCAATGCGCTCTAATACTTCGTTAAAATAATTCTGTGCAGCTTCACACTTGATAATGATTTGCTCTTCTAGCTTCAAATCCCGTTCGTATGGCGTGATAGTGACTCTTAGAGATTCATCAATATTATCTACATAGTGCAAATCCTCTTGATCGTATCTAAGCAACTCTTCTGGCGTACTTACCATGCAATAGGCATTTTCAAAGTAATCACAATTCCATAGCATCATGTATGCGCGGCCTTGCCATTCGTACTGTTTATCTATGCCATCTTCACTAAGGACAGGGAACGTTGCCAGCGACCATGAAGACTTAATGTCAATAATCTTTTTGCCTGTGTAAATGTCACACTCGCCTGTAATCCAGTCGTTAGTCTTGCGCTCTTCGTTCTTTTTGTAATCAGTAAAGAAAACTCTGTTATATAAAGCAATGGCGGCATCTTCAACAATAAGACCCTTATCCGTATATTTACTTGATATATCCTCTTCAAAGTTATATACAAACTCTCTGGCAAGCTTTTTAATGTATGTCTTTGCACCTACTGACAAAACCTCTGTTTTAAGTTTTGGCTCTGTCATAATTAAACTAAGCGATGAGGCTCTAATCTTCAACATTTACAACCTCTAGCTTTTCATCCAAAGTTTTTAACTGTTCATCATTAAGAATGAATTGATCGTGCAACTTTTCAACTGTGTAATTGCCATCCTGAATAGATGCAATGGCTTTCTTTAATCGTTCGTCTGTAATCGTTTGCTTCTTAGGTTTTGCAACCTCTGGGCGTATTCTTAAGCACTCCACAAGTTCGCCACCGAATTTAGTAGTGCTTGCGTGTAAAGTAATCTGTTTACCGACCCACTCTTCAATGTATGGCCCGTATAAACGATGGATTGATTTAGAGTTGGTTGCATTGATAATAAAAGGCTTGTTATTCACTAATTGAACAACAGTACATTCTTCTTTTTTGCCACCTGCCATAGTGACAACTTCACGCGCTACACTCTTGATAGTAACGGTTAAATCTTCACCATTAGGCAAGGCATAAGCCCCGATATAATCTGGATTAACTAAAGCTTTCCAGTGTGTTTTCTTTTCATTCGCCATACATCCTCCAAGTACTCAAAATTGCCTGTTTCCTAGTCATGCCTAAATTCCTGTAATCACAGTAGATATTGCAAAGTACAAACAGGTAAACAGTCAGTAATAAAATAAATATGCCGAAGATAAAGCCATATGAAAAATCGCTCATTATTCACCTCTAGCTTTCATCATTTCGTCTGCTATTAAATAAGAACAGTCAGCCAGCCATTCATCACTTGCATCTTCATAATCAGGGTGCAAAATATAAGATTGCATAGCTTTTGCCGCAAAGTAATCACGTAAACTCATGCCTGAATCACCAAGTTTAAAATTAATATCGTTTGCATCAATAATTTGATGTTGGATTGGGAATGCTGGTGTGTTTTTCATAGCAGTAGTCCGATCACAATAGCCAGCCATACAACAACAAATGCAGCACCGTGTACGATCTTGGCTTCAAGGCTCATTTGTTCTTCAATCTTTAAATGCTTATAGTCAGTCAAAATTTCACCTCATATACTCTATGTTCAAGTTCGGTGCATGGCTTAGTCGCTGTACTTTCATCAAATGAAATATTGCACCAGCCGCTTTTCTGTTCATCTAGCTTTGCCATGATTGCCAGTAAAGCAACAGATATAGCTAGGGCGTACATGAATGTTTTAATGTGGTACATCATGATCTATTCCTCATTCTCGAATTGGGAATACTTCACCGTAAATGCTTGGTTAAGTTTTCCAGTTGATTCACCGATAACGCCTAACATTGAATAAGCTGTGATAAGTGATATAGCGACAATTAGTAAGGTGAATATGACTCTCATTTCGTCACCACCCATTCTGCTTTTTTATCCACACCATCTAATATTTGCTGGGCCAGTGATTTAGCAAAAGTAACCAGCGATTCATCACGACCATATTTGTGAGCACATACCAGAGCGCGAATTGTTGACTGAACAGCTTCAAAGTCTACAAACTCTTCACTAATCAAAACTTCAAACAGTTGCTCTTCATCATCAAGGTATTCATCTTTCAACTCCTCAATGCGATCAGCTTCAAGCTTGTCTTGAGCGTCAATTGCGTTTAAGTGCTTATTAAGCATATTTTCAAAGTACCGATCTTCTGGGTGACTACCGTAAATTCCGCTCATGATTAACTCCATCTATTTAACTCGTTTGGTGAGTTGATGTATGAATAATAGAACGTTCTATTTATCGTGTCAATAGATTGTTCTATATATTTTGTTAAATATTTAAAATATTTTTAAGCTGTTGATTTTTTAAACGGAGAGAGTGCTTTTGGCTTGTCTGACTCTGTCTCTAAAAGTAATCGACCAATAGATAACCAGGAATTTTTATTAACATCAGATAACGCATTAAATAATTGTAATACTTCAGATTGATCTATTGATGGTATTTCTGATTTTGAAGGTGAGCCTTTTCCGGTAGACAGCCATTGCGGATTGGTGTGTAGGTGCTTTGCTAGTGCTAGTAATGTTTCCTGTTTAATCTCATTACTTGGGTTATTCTCTATATAAGAGAGTGAAGGCTGTTTAATGCCAACGAGCGCAGCCAGCTTCGGCTGTGATAATCCTAATGCCTTTCTTAACGTTCTAACTCGGTTTCCTATGCTCATAAAACATATTCTCATAAAAAATAATAGAACAATCTATTGACAACTAACATAGAACGTTCTATGCTTTCAATCATGAACTGGACAAAAATTATTCAAGACTTACTAGACAGTGGACTTAGCGAGAAATTTATCGCTACCTCATGCGGTATTACTCAACCAACTTTGAACGCATTAAAAAGCGGTAAGAGTAAATCAACACGTTATGAGATAGGGGATAAGTTGCTATCTCTATGGAAAGTTATTCCCAAAAAGGATTAACCATGACTGATAACCACGATGTAATCGTCAAAGCAGGATTTACCGCAGATCAGTTTATCTGGCTTCGTGATGAAGCTGAATCGCTCGGTCTTAGTCATTCTGCTTTCCTTCGTAATCTAGTGATGCAAGCAAGGCGCAATCAATCATTAAGCAAATTATCAGCGAATGACGAAGATTTAAAAAGCGCCAGTTTGGTACTAAATCGGGGCAATTCTGCTTAATTTTTTTAAGCCATACCTAACAGCCAAATAATCTCGATTATGAAAAATAACATCAATGAAAAACTGCGTATGTTCGGCAGCGCATATATAGGCAAATAAACATGAGCATCTACCGCTATGAATATTTAAAGGCGCAATGGATAAAAGACCATCCAGAAGCTACCCCACAACAATATCAACAAGCTATGCAGCGTATAGCGAAAGTGTGCAAGGTTTAATTATGGCTAAGAAAACTTATTACGAGAAGTTAAAAGACCCTAGATGGCAAAAAAAGCGCCTTGAAGTCATGGAATGGAATAATTTTTGTTGTGAAGTTTGTGGAGATGATTCAACAACTTTAAATGTTCACCACAAAGAATATTTTAAAAACCAAGAGCCTTGGGATTACGACAAAAAACAACTTTCTTGCGTTTGTGAAAATTGCCATGAAGAACAGCATAGCAATATTGATTTATTAAAGTTTGTTTGTTCCTACTTAAATTTAGATGGGCCAGCCAATAGAGAAGAAGTGGCTTTTTTGATTGCTGGTTATGCAGGATATGACTATCAAAGCATATTAGGCGTGGCAGGGGTAGACGATACAAGAGTACCAAGGGAATCTTACAAAGCTGGCGTTAAGGCTAGAGGTTTATATGAAAAAGGCGTTAAGGCGGCATTTTTGAGAGAAATAAAAAATGGCAAGGATTAGAACAATTAAGCCTGACTTTTGGACAGATGAAAAGCTCACTGATTGCTCACTGAGTGCTCGTTTACTATTCATAGGCACTTGGAACTTTGCAGATGATGCTGGAAATTTAGACCGCTCACACAAACAAATCAAAGCGCGTGTATTCCCACTAGATAACGTTGATTGTGAGCCTCTTTTATTAGAGTTGATTACTCAAGGATTACTCATTGAGTATGCCGTGGAAGGCAAGCAATACCTGCATATCAAAGGTTTTGAAAAACATCAATTAATTAACAGACCATCAAAACCAACTTGCCCAAGTTATGAGGACTCAGTGAGTGCTCATGCTGGAAGGAAAGGAAGGAAGGGAAAGGAAGGTAATAGCGGCACAAAAGAAAAACCTGAATATTCTGAAGACTTTCTCAAATTCTGGGATGCATATCCGAACAAATCATCAAAGGCTAAAGCAAATGAATCTTGGTTAAAGATTAAACCATCCATTGAACAAGTTTTAAGCACTTTGTCATGGCAAGTCAAAACATCAAAATGGCTTGAAAAAAATGGTGAGTTTATTCCTATGGCATCAACTTACATTAACCAGCAACGGTGGCTAGATGAGAAAAGCTCAGGTAATGGTGCTGCATCTGGAAACGATTTTAAAAAGGATTTCCTATGAGCATTGAAAGATTACTCGGCAACTTGCACAAAGTTAAATCTACAAGTCGCGGTAGATGGATGTGTCAGTGCCCAGCACACGATGACCGTTCGCCATCAATGCACATCAAGCTAGAAGATGACGGAAAGATATTGATTAACTGCAAAGCTGGTTGCGGTGTTGAGGATATTTTAGGCGCGATAGGGATGGAGTTTTCAGACCTGATGCCAGCAACACCTACGCACCATAGACAAAAACCACGTAAGCAGATTTTGTATGCAACGGAAGCATTAGAGCTTATCCGCTTTGAAGCTCAAATTATTCTAGCTACTGGTTACGCATTACGCAACGGCACATTGACCAATAACGAATTGCTTAGAACAGAAAAAGCAATGCAGACCATTAACAAATGTTTGGAATTAACACAATGAACAGACTAGAAGCCATAGCGGAAAAACTAAACCAGGCAAAACTACCAGACGTTGATTTTGAGGCGTATCTCAAAGCCAATGAAACAGACAGCCAAAAGGTTAAGCGAGTTGTTGATTACTACGATGAGATAGAACACCACATTGAACATGGCGATGAAATGCAAGGTAGCACTATGCCATTTGCCAAGATGAAAAACCTATTCGGCTTTCGTGGCGGTGAAGTGACTTTGTGGACTGGCTTCAACGGACATAAAAAATCAATGTTACTCGGCTTTGTTGCAATCAACTTCATGAAGCAGGGCGAAAGGGTATGCACAGCCAGTTTTGAAATGAAGCCAGTATCAACCATTAAGCGCATGACTAGGCAGTACACACAATCACAAAACCCTGGCTATGAAGAATATGCAAACTTTATGAGTTTTGCAGGTAGCAATTTTTATATATTTGACCACTTGGGCGGCATTAGTCCTGAACGTATTTATGGCGTGATTATGTACTGTGCTAATGAGCTAGGAGTTAAGCATTTCATCATTGATAGCTTAATGCGCGTAGTAGCTGGCGAGGACAAATACAACGAACAGAAAGACTTTGTTGTGAAGCTATGCGAAGTAGCACAAAAGACAAACACTCACATTCACCTTGTACACCATGTACGCGATGGTGACGAAACAAAACCATCAACACGCTACATGGCTAAAGGCTCTAAATCAATATCAGACAACGTGCATAACTCGCTGATCGTGTGGAGCAATAAAAACAAACTAGACGATATGCCTGATGTGATTTTGAAATGCGATAAGCAGCGCGAAGGTGAATGGGAAGGCATGATTGCCCTAGATTTTGACCCAGAAACATTAGGCTTTAGTGAAGCATTTAGGGGCGCATAAATGTGGAAGCCAATAGACAAATATCACCTACGCAATGGCGACTGGACAATTTCCAAGATGAAACTAGCTAACGGTGCGAAATATGCACTTTGGGAAGGCAACGTAAGCAGGGGATTTTATGAAACTGCTGATGAGGCTAAAGCTAAATATGAGGAGCTAAACAAATGAACACTTTAGTTGATGTATTTGAAAAAGATGAACAGTTTTACGCTCCTTCAAATTTTGACATGATCGACGGATTGATTTCTCAATATCAATACAACCGTAAAAAAATAGAGCAGGTTGCAGAGTTTGTGCAAGGCGGAGTTGTTGAGGTATTGGATTACTTCATCACTGGCAATAGTGACCAATACAATAGATGCGGCATTAGCGTAGACCGCTTGTTTAAGGTTGATGGTGCTATTGCATATCTTAATGCTCAATTCTGGTCTAAGGCGCTTGGTTTAACTGACGTGCTGCAAATGATGCCGCAAAAAAGGCGTGACGAGTGGCATAAATCAATCACGGATAGAAAAACTCCTGAATTTGAAGAGGCTACAGTACGCGATACTTTGCAAGGACTTTTAGCATCACGCGCTAAATTCTTTGCAGAGCGTGTTGATGGAATATTCAGATCGCTATCTAGTGACCATGTAACCAATTGCCCACAAGGTTTTAGTAAACGAATGATACTTGGTTATGTGTTTAATGAGTTTTCATTCTCTAGCAGCTCTCAATGTGGACATATTAACGATTTGCGCTCAGTGATTGGTAAATTCATGGGTCGTGATGAGCCTCACTATAACAGCTCACAATCTTTAGTTGCGGCAGCGCGTCATAACTATGGCCAATGGATGATTGTAGATGGTGGGGCAATGCGTATCAGGGTATATAAAAAAGGTACAGCGCACTTAGAAATTCATCCTGACATGGCATATCGGTTAAACCAGATATTAGCCTCTATTCATCCAATGGCAATACCTGCTGAATTTAGAACTAAGCCAACTAAAAAGCACAAAGAATTTTCAATGATTGGCAGACCGTTGCCTTTCGCAGTGCTGTCTGTAATTGCGGGAGCACGTAAAGAGCGCGGAACATATAAGTATGACTTAGGTTACAGATCCACGACTGAAAGCAAAGCAGCCAGAGAAGAGGCTGAAAAAGTAATGCAAATGATAGGTGGAGTTTTAAGCGGAAATATTATTACATTCGATTATGACGCCACTGATGCTATTGATGAAATTATCACCAGCGGATGCATTCCAGACCGTAAGTCACATCAATATTACCCAACGCCTTTAAGTGTAGCCGAAGAGGTAATTATCACAGCCGACATTCAATCAGGTGATCTATGTTTAGAGCCTAGTGCTGGTCAAGGTGGACTCGCTGACTTGATGCCAAAAGATCAAACCATTTGCATTGAAATATCTGAATTGCATTGCAAGATTTTAGAGGCAAAAGGTCATGACGTAAAAAATGCTGACTTCTTAACTTACAACTTTGCACAAGAGAAGTTCGACAAAATTGTAATGAATCCACCTTATTCCGAAGGCCGTTGGCAAGCGCATATACAACACGCAGCAGCAATGCTTAATACAAGTGGAGCATTAATAGCAGTATTGCCATCATCCGCAAAAAACAAAGATGTGTTGCCTGGATATCAATGCTCATGGTCGAGAGAGTTTAAGAACGAGTTTGAAAGCACAAGTATATCTGTAGTTATTTTAAGGGCAAAAAAATGATGTTCACTGAACGCGCAGTAGCAGCACAAATTATCACTCAAGCAGAAGCTGACGAGGCTAAAGCTAAGTATGAGGAGCTGAATAAATGAGCCAAAAATTACTAAGCATTACCGTAAAAGGCAGCCATAAAACATGGTCATTCAATTTCTACGCTAACCCAAAATACATTGAGGAGTGGCGCAACGATGGCTTAGAAATAGACATTATTCACAACACTGTGCCTATGTGGATTGCTGATGCTGGATTAGTTAGTCAATGGTGCTGGTTGCAAGATTTATTCAATTTCAAGTTTATGGACTGGTTCAGAAAATGAGCGCATGGATTATTAACAGCGAATCAGCACTGCAATCATGCCTCGGTGACTTACGCGAATCATTCCGTACAAACAAGTTTATCAAAGTCAGTGCAAAAACTGGCAAAGCACGAAGCCTCGATCAAAACGGCATTAGTCATGTTTGGTATGAACAGCTTGCTAGAGAACTGCGAGAGGATGACGCGCTTGGTTACAAGTGCTACTGCAAGCTACATCACGGTGTGCCGATACTACGTGCAGAGGATGAAGCATTTAGAGAGTTTTACGACACTGCCATCAAGGTTTTGAGCTATGAAAAGAAATTGCAAGCAATGAAGTTTACGCCCGTTACATCGATTATGACTAAGCAGCAGTTAAGCAAGTACCTGGATGCTGTACAGAATGATTTTATGCTCAAGGGCGT